GGGGGTCTTGCTTTATAACAAAGGAGAGCTTCATGTCAAGTAGAACACGTGTCAACAACGATATTAAAATCGACGCAATAGCGTGGACTTCGGGAACTCCGAATCCTACGCCTGCGCCGAATGTTGTTGGCTCTAACTATGCGCGTGATATTATGACTGACGTTGTCAACCCTGGGTTTAATAGACTCAGGAGGGAAGGCGTTATTTTTAATAACCCGATGGTGCATGAGAAAGTTTCTTGCACTGTTGGCTCTGGCTCAAGGCATGCGGTCCAAAAATCGAATCCTTCGAATTGGGGACATGTAGATGGGAATGTAACTGGTTATTTTCAACAGTATGACAATCCTACCTTTCAGTCCGTCAATATCGATATCGACAATGAACGCCGCTCTGCTATCCTTAGCGCTATAAGTAACATGGATAAAACTCCGTATGCTTTCATGGAGGACCTTCTTGAGTTTGACAAAACTGCTCAAACTCTTAGGAAACCTCTTGGAAGCATGATGGAGCTAGCCCATAAATATCAGCACGAACTCAGGCGGAAGAGTAAATTCCTCTCTACCGTTCGAGCCGCATCAAACGCTTGGTTAACCGTAAATAATGGTTATCGTCCTCTTATTCAGAGTTCGTTAAACATCGTTGAGGCTATGTCCGATCGGAATCGTGCACTGCCTCGTCGACTAACATCGCGAGGTACGTATGCTGATAGTGTTACATCAACCAGTTCCACAACAGTGAGTGGTAGAACTTATACTCATTGGGAATCAAAAACAGCGTCGGGAAAGATTACGATCCTCTACGAGGTGACAAACCCGGCGCGCGGTTGGCGCGCGGATTTAGGACTACGCAATAAAGATATCCCAGCTGGTATTTGGGCTGTTATGCCCTATAGCTGGGTGATTGATCGTGTAGTGAACATTAGTAATAGTGTTCAAGGTTTGACCAACCTGCTGGATCCGAATATTAAAGTACTTATGGCATGTGACTCGCGTCACTCCATCACGCGTGAGGTGACACAACTAGTGTCAGAATCTCAAGCAGATTGGACCATAAGCCTCAACGGTAACCAGATTATAATTGACGGGGAATCCCGTGAACGTAGTCCAATATCGTTGTCAATCTCCGACTTAGTTCCTCCTGTAGAAATACAAGGGTTATTTAGGTCATTATCATCCATAGCTGACGTCGCTTCCCTGGTCGGGAAACGCTTAAAAGGCTAATTAACCGGACAATAACATGTCAATCAATAATGCATCAATAAACGATGGCGCTACAGCTGTTTCACCAACCGGTGGTACCGCAAAAACGCTTAATACAATGGGCGTTCAGGCAGACCAAAATGTCGCTTACTTTGCCGCAGATACCTCTATGAAAACTCGCAGAACAGCCGAGTTTTCTAAAAAGGCGTCTAAAGCAAATGCTTCATCAATCGGTGGATTCACTCAGGCGAGGAATAAGGTTAAGTTAACCTTTCCTCGCGTAAAAGCTGATGGGTCCCTGACTGCTGATACTCTAACGATGGAACTAGCTCGAGACATCGATGCTACTGATGTTGAGGTAGTAAATTACCTTCTCATTGGGGCACAGGTGCTCGGTGATACCGATTTTCTGGACTTCTGGAAGATTCAATCATTACAGTAATGTAGCTTGTTACATCGTCAAGGGAGAACACCATGACTCGTTTAAAGAAAAAACGCTCTTTTAACCCGGACGCAGTTGCCGATAGCTTTGTGTCCGCTATCTCATTTGACCTTGCTAGCACATCCGTGTACCAGCTAGCGAATTCATCTGATCCATTTAACCTTTACAAGTCCAGGCAACAGCATGAGGTCACCAAGAAACTTAAAACTAGTAATTCTAGTAAAAATCTTGGCCTTCGTACTGTGGCTATTGATGGATTCCTTAAAACAAATGAACGAATTGGACGCGTCAATCGTGAGATTGATTTGCCCAATGTAAAACCTGTTCATCTGTTAAGTAAAGAAGGTCGAAGCCTTAAAGTTTGGCCACGCCTTCCTAAGGAAGCACCTGCTATACATAAACTCTTGGTGAAAGCTAAGAGTTTTGTAGCACAGGTCCTTGGTGAGATTACTCTATCCGAGTTATTCTCACAATGTAAGAACTCAGGTGGGACCACAGTTGGTCTCAGTTACGCAAACACTGCCGAAATCGACAAGTTTACGTATCCTCTTACATTCTCAGGTTCAAATGATCGCTTGTTTGAGCTTTACCTAAAGTATGACCCTCAATTGGCTAACGCCATCGAGGAGCTTAATCGCTTTTCAGTCATGCCTAGGTATCAGCAAGTAGATGGGTCAAATACGACAACCGTAGACAAGGATGACACTAAAGATAGGACCATTGCGATAGAACCCACTGTTGATATGTTTTTTCAACAAGGTATTATGTCGTGTATGGTTTCCCGTCTGAAGTCAGTCCTTGGTCTGGATTTAGCAAGAGTTCCATTTTTACATCACGCATTAGCGAGAGCCGGTTCGTGTTGTCCAGATCTCTGGGCCACGATCGACTTTCGTGAAGCAAGCTCGAGTGTTTCAAAAGCTTTGTTTGAGTTTTTGTTTCCTCCTGTCTGGTGTTCACTCATCTCGTCTGTTGCTACTAAAGCAACGTATATCAAAGACAAAAATGAGTGGTATGGGCTAGAAATGATTAGCACAATGGGAAATGCAACAACCTTTCCTGTTGAGACTCTTGTATTCGCGTCTCTAATGTATGCGGTTATAACCGAAACAGATGACACAACCCTTCTCGAAGTTGAGAAGTTTAAATTGTGCTCTGTCTTTGGTGATGACTGTATCATTAGAACTTGCTTTGCGCCTCGTTTTATTGAGCTCGCCGAGCATTGTGGCTTTGAAGTAAATACTGAGAAATCTTTTATAGATCCTCAGAGCCATTTTCGCGAATCCTGCGGCCAAGATTATTTATTTGGTCGCAACACAAGGCCTTTTTACATAAAGGCGCCCACATCGAATCGTAGATCAGCGCTAGAACCTTGGATGTATATCATCTTCAACCAGATCCAAAAAAAGTACATTCCGTACTTTGGTCTGAATTGGTATGATACATGTCCCTGGACTTTAGCCTGGTTTATATCGATGTGCAAGGAGTACGAGATTTTGGTTAAACTCGTACCACCTGACTTTCCAGATGACTCCGGTCTGTTACTGTCGGACTGTAATTCTGACCTTGTCCAGCGTTTAGCTAATGCTGGTGTCAAGTTCAGTCGGCTCGATCGCGACAGACATGGTACCATATCTTTTTCCTTTTGTTCATTCCGTTTCCGCGAGGGAAGGGAATTTGAACCTTTACGTCTATGGCAGGGTTTGAGAAAACCTTTGCCCTGGCGCGTAGATCGTATCAATTCAGAACAAGCACGCTACTTCTATTTACACCGAGATAAACACCAAAAGTTTCTCGGTATAGATCCAGAAGAGCCTGCAAAAGATATGTTTTTAGTCAAAAAGAAAGGAGGTTATGTCACCCAGAAAGGCCTAGCGGCCTGGCTGGAGAGAAGCCC